TTTGTAGAAAAGAAAGAAACTCAATATTTGGCCTAGTGTTCAAATTTAAGGATCTTCAAAATGAGCACTAGCAATACTTATAATTTTAATCCCTCTTTAGGTGAAGTCACCCTCTACGCCTATCAGTTGATAGGTCTGCGCCCGACCAGTCTCGTTCAAGAGCATTTTGACGCCGCCCGCATGGCGACGAACATGATGTTCACCCGATGGAGCAATCAGGGCGTCAATCTTTGGGAAGTTAAGTTCGTCACGATCCCGCTTGTTCAGGGCACGCCGTCTTACACTGTCCCGGCAAATGCCGTCGTTATGTTGGACGCCTTTGTAACGACCGGCACTGCGCCCAACGCAATTGACCGGATTATTCTTCCGATCAGCCGCACAGAATATATGTCTTACCCGAACAAAGCCCAGCAGGGCTTCCCGACGACGTTCTGGTTCGACCGCACTCTGACGCCGACCTTTACGCTTTGGCCTGTCCCGGATGGCTCGCAGGTCTCCCTGACGTATGCCTATGTCTCCCGCATTCAGGACGCCAATCTAAGCGGCGCGCAGGAAATGGACATGCCGCCGATATGGCTTGAGGCGATGGTCTATGGCTTGGCCTTCCGGCTTTCGCAGATCTGGGCGCCGGAGAAAGCGGCGATCATGAAGCCAATGGCGGATGAGTCTTACGATATTGCCGCGGCTCAGAATATCGAAACGGCCAATACTTATTTGTCACCGCAGTTGTCTGGCTATTTCCGATGAGACCGCATGGCCGCGCTACAGTAAGTTCGAGAAATCCTAACGCCTTCGGTATATGCGATAGGTGTGGGTTTCTTTACAACCACAACAGACTGACTTGGCAATTTGACTACGCCGGCGCCGGCTTGATCAACAAGCGCATTCTGGTTTGCGATACCTGCACAGATACCCCACAGCAGCAGCTGCGCGCGATTATCTTGCCGGCAGATCCGACGCCTATCCTCAACCCTCGCGTGCAGGATTATGTGTCGGCCTCGACCGACTATCGCACAACGCAGGGCAATACGGTAAACGCTCAGACCGGCATCCCGGTCATCGGCGGAGATACCCGCCAGACAAATCCGACGCAGCTGCCAATCTTCCAATATGGCTTCCTGATGCTTGAACTTCAGGTCGGCTTTATTGCGCAAGAAGGTGCAATGAGTTCTTTTGGTATTCTGCTTGAAGAAGCGTCTGGAAGACTTCCTCTTGCAACCTATCTGCGCGTTACGCAACAGACTGGCGAGCCGGAAAATGGGCTCAATCCTGCTCCCGGCACTGATTTCAATGCTCCGGGCAATGACGATCCGGGTCTACCGTATGAGAACGTCGTTGTCCCTGTAACCGGCGAGGATGATACATAATGGCCGTCGTTCAGATACCTAACTTACCTGTGGCGACAGCACTTACAGGCGCCGAAGAACTGGAAATTGTTCAGGCTGGCCAAAGCAAGCGCACAACGTCTCAGGCTATCGCCAATCTGGCGCCGGATATGACGTTTCCGGGCTATTGGGCTTCATATTATAGCACTGTGAGCCAGACCAATCCTGTTGGCGGCGCGGTCAATAAGGTGACGTTCAATAATTCGACTGGCAATTACGGCATATCTGTCGCGTCAAACACGCAAATCACCGTGTCGAACGCTGGCGTCTACAGCATCGATTTTACCGCGGAAGTCGACAAGAATGACGGCGGCGCCGATCAGGTCAATTTCTGGTTGATGAAAAATAACTCGAACCTGACGGCAACAAATCGTCGCGCGACGCTTTCTGCTGCAGGAGAAAAAACGCCTGTTTCGGTGAGTTATATACAGTCTCTGAACGCTGGCGATTACCTCGAAATCGCGTGGTCTTCAGCAGATATCGATCTGCTGCTTTATGCGGAAGCCGCTGCTGGTTCCCTGCCGGCTACGCCTTCAATCCTGATGAATATCCAGCTTGTAAGGGAACTGTAAAATGGATCACCAGACGATTTATAACGTCCTGATTGGCCTTATCAGCGCGATGCTTGGCTGGTGGCTAAACAACGTCTGGATGTCGATCAACGAACTTCGCCGTATAGACAAAGAACTGGCCGATAAGGTCGCGTCTATTGAGGTTCTCGTTGCTGGAGAGTATGTGACCAGAGACGAGTTTAACAACGTCATGAGCCAAGTATTTAGCAAGTTGGACAGGATCATGGACGCCGTTAGCAAGAAGGCCGACCGATGAATATGGATTATTTCTTTGACCGTATTCGTCGGGCCGTATTTGGCGGCAAGCTGACGCAAAAGCAGGTCGACGGCATCAACAAAATCATCGCATATCGCGATAGCAATTGGCCGAAGATGTCGGATGACGAACTGGCGTATCTGCTGGCGACGGTTACGCATGAAACGGCCTTCACCATGCAGCCCATTAAAGAAATGGGAAGTCCGGCTTATTTTGCTACGAAGCGCTATGCCCCTGACTGGATCGGCCGCGGATTGATTCAGATAACTTGGAAATACAACTACGTAAAATTCGGCATCCAAAACAATCCTGCAGCGGCTCTAACGTGGCCTGTGGCGCTTGATATTGCGTATCGCGGCATGATTTTTGGGATGTTCACGGGCAAGAAGCTGGCTGATTACATCAAGCCGGGCAAGACGCCTGACTATGTCGGCGCTCGCCGCATCATCAACGGAACGGATCGGGCGAAGCTGATTGCTGGCTATGCTCTTTCCTACCAAGACGCATTGAAACAATCAAAGCAGGGGCAAAAAGCATGAAAAATCTTTTCGTAAATTGGAAAACCACCGTCTCCGGCCTCATCCCGCTGGTGGCTTATGCCCTAAATTATGCCGGCCTCTGGCCCTCTGTGATCCCGCTGCCGCCGTTTGATCAGGTTTGGCCATTTGTCCTTGCCATCGTCGGCATTGGCGGCACGGCTAAAGATAGCAACGTCACCGGCGGGACGACTCACCAGTGATAGCCTATGTTATCGCCGGAATTATCGGCGCAGTCCTGTATTCTTTGGGCGCTTTGGCGCTCAAGATGATCAAGGAAGGCGGCGCGGCGGAAGAAAAGGCAAAAGAGGCGGGTAAAGCCGCCTCTATTTCTAAGGATCAGGCGGAAATAATCGCCCAGCCGAAGACGACCGATGAGACGATTGCTGATCTCGACAATAATCGCTTTTAGCGTTTCGGCATGCCAATCGACGAGCGGAGGCGGTTGTCCTCCGCTTATCAATTACAGCGCTGCGCAACAAAAACAGGCCGCTAATGAACTTCGCAAAATGCACAGCGAGGCTCAAGTCGCCAAGATGATCACAGACTACGGGAAGCTTAGGGCGGCCTGTCGGGTCGGAAGGTAGTAACCGCCCCGAAAAGTATGGTAATATACCGCTGAAATACGGGGTTTTCGATGACTACGGGCCTAAGCTACGACGGATCTATTTCTGGGACGACCAGCTATATCACCCAGATCTCCACAATGGCCGTTGTCGAGCCGACAAATAGTGATTTTCTGAACATTCTTCCTCAGATGATCACCTATGCCGAAAATCGGATCTATCGCGATCTCGACTTTGTCTTCACATCCGTATCAAACACCAGTTTCTCCCTTCCTGTAGGGACAAGATCAATAACCGTCCCTGCGGGGACGAATTTTGCCGCCGGCGCCCCATACGGCGGCGGCGTTCTTGTCGTTCCTGAGCAGATCAATTTGCTTACGCCGGCCGGATCCACAAACCCGGATAACGCCATTCGCGTCCCTTTGATGCCCGTCACGAAGGAATTTCTGGATGCGGTATTTGGCGCCTCTTCCAGCGTAAGCCAGCCAAAATATTTTGCCGTCTTCGACGACTATACCTTCCTTGTCGGCCCCTATTCTGACGCGACTTATACGGTCGAGATCGTCGGCACGTTCCGTCCGGTTAGCATGTCGTTGAGCAATAAGACGACGTTTATTAGCTTGTATTTGCCAGATCTCTTTATTATGGCGAGCATGATCTATATCGCCGCCTATCAGCGCAACTTCTCCAGCGCTGCTGGTAATGACCCGCAAATGCCCGTCACATATGAAACGCAGTATCAGACGCTTCTGCGCGGCGCTATGTCCGAAGAAAATCGCAAGAAGTTCGAAGCTGCAGGCTGGACATCACAGTCTGCTTCCGCCACAGCGACGCCGTCGAGAGGGTAATAAATGCCGCATTCGACGCTTAAACTCCTTCCCGGCGTTGATGAAAATAGGACAATCGCTCTTAACGAAGCGGCGATTTCTTACTCTCAACTTGTGCGATTTGTCCCTGACAAGCAGGGTCTAGGTCTGGTTCAGAAGCTGGGCGGCTGGACGCGGTATTTCTCGTCCAATGTCGGTTCAATTGTCCGCGCTCTTTGGGCATGGCAGGATACGAATAACGTCGACTATCTTGCGCTTGGAGCGCAGTCGCGTTCATCGTCGATAACGTCTGCGACGAGATCTGGGTCTACGGTCACAATCGTTTATAGCGGCTCAAATAGCTATGCTGTCGGCGATACGATTGTTACGACTGGTCTGAGCAATAGCGCGCTCAATGGAACATTTACTGTTACTACATCTTCTCCGGGGCAAATAACCTTTACGACCTCTAGTTCGGGCGTCATTGGAAATAGCGCCCCCGGAACGATTTACGCCGGCGATGGCCTTTCGGTCATTGAAGGCGCTTCTCGCGCAATTATCACGCCGCGGTCGCAGCTTTCCAATGTTGGCGTTCTTGCAGATACGCAGCTGGGTAGCCCGTTTGTAACCCTAACGGCTATTGGCTCAAACATTGATAGCTACGACACCGTGTATATTGAGACCCCGATTAGCGTCGGCGGCCTTGTTCTATTTGGGCTGTATGAATGTATCTTCGTCGATGGAACCGATAACTTTCAGGTTATCGCCAGAGATGTTAGCGGCAACGATATTCTCGCGACGTCTACGGTCACGAATGGCGGCGCCGTTCCTTATTATTCAGTCACGATCAATCAGTCTGTTGTTACGGTCACGCTTAACGACCACGGCTACGTCATTGGCGATACCTATACCGCTGTCGTATCGACGTCTCTTGGCGGTGTGACAATCTATGGCAATTACACCGTAACGGATCTTGTCTCGAATAATCAGTTCAAGATCAACGCGGCCAACGAAGCGACTTCAACTACTGCTGCTTTTATGAACAGCGGTAATGCCAGATATCTTTTCTACAAGCTGCCCGGCAACCTTCCGGCCGCTATTGGTTACGCCATCAACCCATATGGCGATGGCGGCTACGGCACAGGCGTTGTTCCTTCGACCTTGAACGAAGGCAATCCAATTCAATGCACAGATTGGACGCTGGACAATTGGGGTCAGGTTCTCGTTTCCTGTCCCGTCGGAGGCCCGATATTTACTTGGGATCCGACGACGGGCGCCGTTCAGTCGGGCATTATCTCTAATGGCCCTGAAGTCAACGATGGCATGTTTGTCGCCATGCCGCAGCGTCAGATTATCGCATGGGGGTCGACCTTCAACGGCATTCAGGATCAGCTTTTGATTCGCTGGTGCGACGTCAATGATTACGATCAATGGGCGGCATCAATCACCAATCAGGCCGGCTCTTATCGCCTGCCAAAAGGCTCCCGCATTGTCGGCTGCATTCAGGGGCCGCAGCAGGGTCTGGTTTGGACGGATCTTGGCATTTGGGCCATGCAATATGTCGGCCCTCCCTATGTCTATCAGTTCAACGAAATCGGCAATGGTTGCGGATTAATCTCCAGAAAAGCCGCAACTTCAATGAACGGCGTTGTTTATTGGATGGGCCAGAGCCAATTTTACCGCCTTTCTGGATCCGGCGTTGAAATGATTACATGCCCAATATGGGATGTTATCTTTCAGGAATTAGACGAATCTAATCTCGACAATATTCGCATTGCAGCGAACTCGCGATTTGGTGAAATTGCGTGGTATTTCCCTACCCTAAGCGGCAACGGCGAGCCGACAATGTATGTGAAATACAATGTTGCGCTTAACCAGTGGGACTTTGGCACCTTAACGCGCACGGCTTGGATAAATCAGTCAGTTCTTGGGCCGCCAATTGGCGCCGGCCCGATGATCCCGGCAGACGTCGAGAATTTCATCTATCAGCATGAAACGTCGACAGATGCCGATGGGCAAGCAATGGTTTCCAGCTTCCAAACTGGCTATTTCTCTATGGATGACGGCGAATACAAAGTATTCGTCGATCAGGTATGGCCTGACATGAAGTGGGGTTATTTCGGCGGAACACAGGACGCCGATTTACAGCTTACATTCTATGTCGCCGATTATCCGACTGATACGCCAATTGCGTATGGGCCGTTCAATATCAATTATCAGACGCAATATGTCACGCCGCGATTCCGTGGTAGGCTGATGTCGATAAAGATGCAAAGCAGCGACATCGGGTCGTTCTGGCGTATTGGCGCCACACGATATCGCATTCAAACAGACGGTAAATTCTGATGGAAGACCATCATATCGCAAAAATTGCCGTTGAACGGCTGCAATATGACCCAGATACTGGTGAAATCCGCTGGTCTATTTCACGCCAAGGCATTTCTGCGGGCACCATCGCTGGGACGATAGATACAAATGGATATCGGAAAATAATGATGGAGCGTCGTTATTATGGCGCGCATCGTATCGCGTGGCTATTGCATCACAATAATTGGCCTGATGGCATCATCGATCATATTGATGGAGATCCATTAAATAATAGGATATCTAATTTACGAATATCCAATACATCATTGAATGCCGCAAATAAAAAAACTCCATCAACCAATACCTCTGGGTTAAAGGGTGTTTCGTTTGTAAAATCCACAGGTAAGTGGGGAGCCTATATAAAGATAAATGGAAAGAGTAAATCGCTCGGGACTAAATTTAGTAGCCCGTCTGATGCTCATAATGCATATGTGATTGCTGCTCGCCAATATTTTGGCGACCATGCTAGATTTTCATAGGAGGCTTCCATCGCTACTCTGGACGACATCCTCACAACACAAAAGAACGGCGTCGTCGCAATCAATGCGTTGACCGATAGCGTTAATATATTTCGCAAGCGCATCACGGGCCAATATCGTTCTCTGACGGTTTCTTCGCGAACGGAAATAGCGCGTGGGCCGGGCATATTGATTGCCTATACTGTGACTGTCGCCGGCGCCGCAGGCTGGATCTACGATTCTATTCTGCCGATCACGACGCTTTTGCAAGG